AAGCTTTAGTTTTAGAAAACTTTGAGCCTGACATTGAAGGTGGGTACAGACGAATAAATGGCTTTCGTAAGTACGTTAATGTTATTGTACCTCAAACTTCAAGTGCAAGTGAAACTGTAATAGGATTGGCTAACTTTAATAACGTAGTTATAGCCTGTAGAGGTGAAAAGATATACTACGCCGCTTCTACTGAATTAGCTATAGCTATTAATCAAGATGATACAATGTCTGGTTCTGGTGTAATTAAAGTAGATAATGCTGCTGGTTTTCCTACAAGTGGTACTTTAACACTTGTTGGAGCTACAACTGAAGATGGTAGTACGGGTGTTACTGAAACATTTGATTACACAGGAGTTAGTCTAACAGCATCCCCAAATGAATTTACTGGTGTCACACGATCTGGTGATAGCCAAAGTACACTAGGTAAACACTTAGCTAATGTAACAGTTTCTCCTGCGTGGACAGAAATAGATACAGGAAGAACAGGGGCAGTAAAGTATAGAACCGAAAGGTTTAACTATGATGGCAACGAAAAAATTATTTTTGTTGATGGTGTTAACGCACCTGTAGTTTTTAATACTTCCTTTAGTGCTACTGATGTAACTACTACTGCAGTTGTAGGTTCTAAGTTTGTTGCTTCTTTTAAATCTCATATGTTCTACGCAGGTAAATCTACTACACCAGAAGAGTTAATATTTAGTAAGCCTTTTGATGAAGATGATTTTACTTCTGCTGATGGGGCTGGTAGTATTAGAGTAGACGATACTATTACAGGGATAAAAGTATTCCGTGATACATTGTTTGTATTCTGTGAGAATAGGATATTTAAACTAACAGGAAACACTTCTAGTGATTTTCAAATGATTCCTGTTACTAGAAATATTGGTTGCCTTAATGGTGATACAATACAAGAATTTGCAGGAGACTTAATTTTTCTTGCAGCAGATGGGCTTAGAACTGTTGCTGCTACTGCAAGGATTGGTGATACAGAACTTGGCACAATAAGTCGTAACGTGCAGAGTCTTTTTGATACAAACATTATTAACTCTTCTTTATTTGAAAGTGTTGTTATAGCTGACAAGACACAGTATAGAATTTTCTTTACAAAAGATGGGCAAGCCGATAGTATTACAAGATGCGTTGTGTGTGTTAAAAAAGCACAAGGTTATGAGTTTTCAGAAATAAGAGGATTTAAACCTATTGTTACAGATACACTAGTAAGAGCAGGAGATGTATTAGTATTACATGGGGATTCTGCAGGTTTTGTACACAGACAAGAAAAAGGTGATACCTTAGATGGCACACCCATACTAGGAAGATACAGAAGCCCAGATTTAAGTTTTGGAGACAGCGGCATACGTAAACATATGCACAGAGTTATTCTTAACTTTAAACCTGAGTCAGCTATTAGTGCAGACTTATTAGTAAGATATGATAATGAAAATGCAGACTCTGCTAGACCGCCAGCTTATTCTATTAGTTCAACAGATGTAGCTTCTCAGTTTGGAACAGCTTTATTTAGTACTATAAACACTGCAGTAAGATTTGTTTTTGGGGGGCCTTCACAACCTCTTATAAGACAGCCAGTAGAAGGTTCAGGTTTCTCTACAGTTTTAAGAATAAATGACAACGGTGAATCTAGGCCTTATTCACTTAAAGGATTTCAGTTAGAATACCAATTAGGAGCGAGACGTTAAATGGGTGCTACATACACAAGACAATCTACATTCACTGATGGCGATGTTATCGACTCAGATTTGTTTAACAATGAGTTCGACCAGATATTAGCTGCTTTTGCATCTAGTACAGGACACACACACGATGGTACAGCAGGTGAAGGAGGCCCAGTTACAGGTCTAATAACTGATGGTATTGTATTTGGTACAAACACTGGTGACATTACAGTAACTTGGAACGGTGGTAGTAATGATGGCGTAATTATTTGGAAAGAAGATGAAGACTACTTTGAGTTTAGTGATGATTTACTTATTGCTACTAATGAAAAGATACAGTTTCGTGATACCGCTATATACATTAACTCATCTGCTGACGGTCAACTAGATCTCGTAGCTGATACAGAAATACAGATAGCTGCTACTACTATAGACATTAATGGTAACGTAGATGTGTCTGGAACACTAACAGTTGCAGGTGCTGTAGACTTTGGTGATGCGGCACTTTCAAATGTAGGTGCAGTTCAACTTGACTCTATATCTGGTGACGGAGACACAAACACTAGTATTACGTTTAGTGGCTCTGACGTAATTACTGTTGCCAATGCAGGTACTAACCAAGTTACATTTAACGATGGCAGTATTGCTCCTGTTACTGACTCAGATGTAGACTTAGGTACTAACAGTTTACGTTTTAAAGATGTTTACATAGATAGTGCTACAGTTACAGGTGAAGTTGCTGCAGCTTCCCTAGATATTTCTGGTAACATAGACGTAGATGGAATTACAAACCTTGATGTTGTAGACATTGATGGTGCAGTTGACATGGCTAGTACACTAGCTGTGGCTGGAGTTTTAACTGGTGCATCTTTAGACATATCAGGTGATATAGACATTGATGGTACTGCTAACTTAGATATTGTTGATATTGACGGTGCAGTTGATATGGCTACGACTCTTGCAGTAGCAGGTAATGTAGACTTCAACGGTGACTTAGACGTAGACGGCACAACCAACTTAGATGTCGTAGATATAGACGGTGCTGTAGATATGGCTACTACACTTACAGTTGGTGGTGAAATAACAGCAGCTAGTTTAGACATATCAGGAAACGTAGACATTGACGGCACACTAGAAACAGATGCACTATCTATAAATAGTACAACAGTTACAAGTACTGCTGCTGAACTTAACATCTTAGATGGCGTAACTTCTACTGCAGCAGAGTTAAACATATTAGATGGAGTAACAAGCACTGCGGCTGAACTTAACATCTTAGACGGTGTGACAGCAAGTGCAGCCGATATAAATCTTATAGACGGTATTACAAACGGTACGGTTATAGCAAGTAAAGCTGTTATTACAGACGCTAATAAAGACATTACTGGTGGTAGAAACATTACTATTAGTGGTGAACTAGACGCTGCTACTTTAGATATAAGTGGTGATGCAGATATAGATGGAACACTAGAAGCTGACGCAATTACTATTGGTGGTGTAACTTTAGCAGAAACAATTAGTGACACTGTAGGAGGTATGGTAACAAGTAATACTGAAAGTGGTATTACAGTAACATATGATGATTCAGATAATACATTAGACTTTACCGTAGGAACACTTAATCAAGACACAACAGGTACAGCAGCAATAGCTACAACAGTTACTATTACAGATAACGAAAACACAAACGAAAACAACGCCATTGTCTTTACTTCAGGTGGAGACTTAGATGGTGGTAACATAGGTTTAGAGTCAGATGGAGACTTAAAGTATAACCCAAGTACAGGTACACTTTCTGCTACTAACATCTCTGTATCTGGTACACTTAGTACTGTAGACTCAGTTACAATGAGTGCTAACAATGCTGTTGTATTTGAAGGTGCTACTGCTGATGCCCACGAAACTACACTTACTATTGTAGATGCTACAGCCGATAGAACAATTACTTTACCTAACGTATCAGGTACAGTTCCTGTATTAGCTGCAGCAAGTAACACACAAGTTACTTCTACACCTGAAGAGTTAAACATTCTTGATGGTGTTACTTCTACTGCAGCAGAGTTAAACATCCTTGATGGAGTTACAGCTAGTGCAGCAGATATAAACTTAATAGACGGCATAACTAATGGAACTGTTATAGCAAGTAAGGCTATTGTAACAGATGCAAACATTGATATTACTGGTGGTAGAAATATTACTATTAGTGGAGAGTTAGATGCTGCAACCTTAGATATATCAGGTAATGCAGATATTGACGGTACGTTAGAAACAGATGCACTGTCCATAAATGGCACAGCAGTTACAAGCACTGCAGCAGAGTTAAACATTCTTGATGGCGTAACGTCTACTGCAGCAGAACTCAACATCCTAGATGGTGTTACGGCTAGTGCAACAGACTTAAATTTAATAGATGGTATAACTAACGGAACAGTTATTGCTAGTAAAGCTATCATTACAGACTCTAATAAAGATATTAGTGGCGGTAGAAACGTAACAATCTCTGGCGAACTTGATGCGGCTACACTTGATATTTCAGGTAATGGAGATGTTGCAGGAACATTAGCAGTTAGTGGTGGTTCATCTAATGGTGTAGAAATATCTCAAGGTGCTATAGCAATTAAAAATGGTGGATCACAATCTTATATAGATTTTTATTGTGAGTCATCAAATGCACACTATGCTAGAATACAATCTCCTGCACACTCAGCATTTTCTGGTAACGCAACTATAACTTTACCAAGTGCTACAACTACAATTGCTTCAACAAATTTAGCAGAAACACTAACAAATAAAACTTTAACATCTCCTAAAATTAATGAAGACGTAGCAGTGACCTCAACTGCTACAGAGTTAAATCTTCTTGACGGTGTTACAAGCACTACAGCAGAACTCAATATCCTAGATGGTGTTACTTCTACTGCAGCAGAATTAAATATATTAGACGGTGTAACATCCACTGCAGCAGAATTAAACATTCTTGACGGTGTAACGTCTACAGCGGCAGAACTTAATATCCTTGATGGGGTTACAGCGACTGCGGCAGAACTTAATATACTTGATGTAAATAATTCTACTATAGGTGATCTAACGGAAATTGGTACTGCTGCAAATGATGATGTTTTTTTAGCTATTGATACATCTGGCGGTGGCCTTAAAAAAATTACTAGAAGTGCTATTATTGCTGGTACTGGTTCAAGTGGGGATCTTTCTAATGTAGTAGATGATACTAGCCCTCAACTAGGTGGTAACTTAGACACTAACTCACAAAACATTCTTATTGATGACGCACACTTTATTGCTGATGAAAGCGGCAATGAACAAATTGTATTTAAGACCACAGGTAGTGCTGTTAATCATTTAGAAATTACAAACAATGCTAGTGGTAGTAATCCTATTCTTGCAGCAGCAGGTGGAGATACTAATATTGGTATTGCACTTAC